GCTCCACCAAAATTCTTCAAAGATGGTTCCAGTGCCATCCGCAGAAGTCCTGAAAGCCCGCACGGCACAAGCCCTGCGGGCTTTTTTGTGTCTGTAACCTTCCGAGACGATCCGCCTGAATCCAGAGTTAATTGGTATATGTATTGGTATACGTTAAGATGTATCCTAAAAACGTATACCAATTTTCGTAGGAAAGCCCCGTATGGCAAGGACAACGCGCCCTTTAACCAACACTGAAGTGCTTCGCGCAAAAGCCACCGACAAAGATATAACCCTGCATGATGGCGACGGGCTTTTTATGGTTGTTAAGGCCACCGGCAAGAAGCTCTGGCGTTTTCGCTACCAGCGGCCAGCAACAAAGCAGCGCACAATGATGGGCCTCGGTGCCTTCCCTGCCCTATCGCTGGCAGATGCCAGACGTCTTCGTGCTGATTACCTATCCTTACTCGCTAATGGTATCGACCCTCAGACGCAGGCTGAACGGGTTACAGAACAGCAGCAGTTCGCATTAGACAGCATTTTCTCAACCGTTGCCGGTAGCTGGTTTGCTTTGAAGCAGGCCAGCGTTACGCCGGATTACGCAAAAGACATCTGGCGCTCACTTGAGAAAGATGTTTTTCCTGCTATTGGTGATATACCTGTTCAGGAAATAAAAGCTCGTAAGCTGGTTGAAGCTTTAGAGCCGATTAAGGCTAGAGGCGCTCTTGAAACAGTTCGCCGGTTAGTGCAGCGTGTTAACGAGATAATGATTTTTGCGGTTAATACCGGTTTGATTGATTTAAATCCAGCTTCAGGAATCAATATGGCTTTTGAGCGGCCAAAGAAGCAAAATATGCCTACACTTCGGCCAAATGAATTGCCGAAGCTTATGCGTGCATTAGTAATGTCGAATCTTGCTGTTCAAACTCGATGTTTAATAGAGTGGCAATTGCTAACTCTTGTCCGCCCTTCTGAAGCTTCAGGTGCACGCTGGGCAGAAATCGATGTCAATGCTAAGCTTTGGGTGATTCCTGCCGAACGAATGAAATCAAAACGTGAACACATCGTTCCTCTATCGGTAGAAGCAATAAACATTCTCGAATTGATGAAACCTATTAGCTTTCATCGAGAGCATATCTTTCCCAGCCGCAATGACCCAAAGCTGCCGATGAACAGCCAGACAGCAAATGCTGCTTTGAAGCGTATAGGTTTTGGAGGTAAATTAGTAGCACATGGGCTTAGAGCTCTAGCCAGCACTACTATGAATGAAGCGGGTTTAAATCCTGATGTGATTGAAGCTGCATTAGCTCATGTGGATAAAAATGAAATTCGTCGCGCCTACAATCGCTCTACATATTTAGAACAGCGTATTGCCCTAATGAATTGGTGGGGATGTCATGTTAATAAAGTTAAATAAGGAATAAAATGAGCGCCAATGATTTTCCTTGTAAATCATCAAATATTTATGACAAAAACATTAACTTCCTTTTTGGCTCAGGAGCTTCAGCTTCATATATACCTACCCTACATGTAAGAAATGGCAAAACATATGAGGACTTACTTACTGATCCAGACGTAAAAATAGACAGCGAACTTATAAGCTTTATATTACACTCCTATTATTTAAACATTATTGAAAAAACTTTTTGCACTCCTAAAAGACCTTTTCCAACCAATTACACGGACACAGTGAAGAGTTACTCTAATTTTTTGGAAGAGTTAGTTTTCCTTTTAGAAAGGAAAGGTTCCAATCAAATAAGAAGAGCAAATATATTCACAACAAATTATGATTTATTTTTTGAAACCGCAGCCGATGATATAATCCAGAGGAAAACTTTTAATTTTAATGATGGTGCCTTAGGGTTTAAAAAGAGAAAACTTAATATAAGCAACTTCCATTTAACTAGTTGGCATCAAGGGACTCATGATATGTATAAGCATGAGTTACCCAGTGTTAATTTAATTAAGATGCATGGCTCCGTATCATGGAACAGAAACGAAAAAGAAGAGATATCAGTAACCTACCCTTCAAGCTCCCCTCCTGTCGTTGAATTGGAGTGTGAAAAAACAATATCCGAGTTTGCGGAGGCGCTTTATGATGGGGAAGTTTTGACGAGTTTCTTAAATCTTTCAGAAGATGACACAGAAGAATTGAGTAATTTTTCAACTTTTTATAAGTCTTTAGCCATAGTGAATCCAACTAAAGAAAAATTTTCTGAGACTGTTTTTCAACAACATTACTATCAATCTTTAAGACTTCTTAGCTACGAGTTGGAGAAGCCACAGACGGTCTTAATCTGTTTTGGATTTTCTTTTCAAGACGAACATATTTTAGAAATCATAAAAAGATCTTTAAGCAATCCAAGCTTGAGAGTGTTTGTCTTTTGTTACAGCAATGATAGTAAAAGCCAAATTAGTAGTTTAGTTAATGATAGTCGTATAAGTTTCATTCATCCTAAAAATGATGGTCATTATATTAACTTTGACAAGTTCATTGATAGAATATTTAGAAATGATAATGGAGACTGGATTTCATGGACGAATTGAAAGTTGGCTTTGTGACTCAAGTTAAAGGTACTAATGTCAGGGCTAAAATTGCCCACGACCTTTATCAAACTACATATTTCTTTAATGGGAAGCTTTTACGTGGTATAGCGATAAATGAATTTGTATTAATGCGAAAAGGGTATCAAGAAATAGTTGGGAAGATCATTGGTGAAGAGATAATTGAGAACATAAACTTTAGAACTGATGAAATAGAACAAAAAAAATTTGATCGTTATGTTGAATTGAATATAGTTGGATATTTCTTTGAAAACAAGTTCAACTCAGGCATAAAATTTCTTCCTATTATTAATGATAGCCTACATCTTATTTCAGACGAGAGAATTTCTGAAATCTATAATTTCAAAGGTGACGGTAATAAATCAGTAATAAACATAGGAGTTTCAAGTTTAGAAGAACTCCCTATCGCGATACCTCTGAATGGTGTTTTTAATTCCCATATAGGTATTTTCGGAAATACGGGTAGTGGAAAGTCAAACACATTAGCTAAACTGTACTCGTCATTATTCGAAAAAATAAAAAACAAACCTGAAATCAACAAGTCTAAGTTCGTCGTCATTGATTTTAACGGTGAATATGACAGCATTACAAAAAACTTCTCTGAAATTAGCCATTCAATCAGGTTAAGCACTAGAGATGATGGTGACAAACTATTTTTAACACCACTTGAATTTTGGGACGATGAACTTCTATCGGTATTATTTTCGGCCACTGAAAAAACACAAAAACCATTCTTAACTCATTTAATTAGAAGTAAATTTAAGTTTGATAACGATGTCAATGATTATCTACATTCAACTATTCGTGTAATGTTCGGCCCAAACCCTCACAAAGAAACCATTAACCTATTAAAAAGCCTGACAATTTATTTTGAATCTCATGTTCAGGATGCTATTAATGATGAGTTATCGAAATTCACATGGCACTCAGGTCAGGATAAGTTCCTTCATCCTGTAGCAAAGTATATTGACACTGCTGACGAAGCTATAGCTCAGCTTTCGACTCTTTTCAGTGCTAAAATCGAGGCTGCCAATGTTTTCGAGGAAATAGTCATTCGTGCAACACTTCAGTTAATAAATTCCGTTTCGCGAAATTATGTACAGTATGAACATATATCACCTTTAATCAGTAAAATATCAGCAATGAGCAAACCTCTTTCCAAGGTGGTTGAAATTCAAAATACAGTAATCCAGAAGAAGCCTGTACTAATAATCTCCCTTAAAGAATGCAATCAACAAATAAAAAAAACAATACCTATGATGATAGCTAAGTGCTCATTTTTAGAGCACAAGTCATCAACTAACGATATTGAAAGTTTTCACCTGATAATTGATGAGGCTCATAACATTCTATCTGAAGCTTCAGGCAGAGAAGCCGAAACTTGGAAAGATTATAGATTAGAACTTTTTGAAGAAATAATTAAAGAAGGGCGTAAATTTGGTTACTTTGTAACAATATCAAGTCAAAGACCATTCGATATATCACCAACTATAATTTCACAGCTTCACAATTATTTCATTCACAGACTTGTGAATGAAAATGATTTGTTTTTACTTAAAAACACACTTAGTACTCTTGATATGGCATCGCGCTCATTAATCCCCACCCTACCTCCAGGAGGATGCGTAATCTCAGGCACAGCTTTCCATACTCCGCTATTGGTTCAGATTGATAAATTAGAATCTGCGAAAGCCCCGCAAAGTGAGACCTTGGATCTCGAGAAACTTTGGGGAGTATGACGGATAAAGAAACTTATTACCCATTCCGCGCGCTCGTAGCCCCGCCACGCCTGCCCGCTTTATGGAGCGGTTTTCATGCACCTGCATGATTAGCTCTTAGCCACGCCGCTGCTGGCCTTATCTGCCGTTCCGGAGTGCCGGAGACTCATGCGTTTTCATGCAGCATAGACATGCGCTCACGCAACGGACGTAAAAAAGCCCGGCACGGCCCGGGCTTCGGTGAATTTCTGTGTCTGTGGCTCAGAAAAGTTTGCGCTTGCGGCGGTCGGTTCTGGCTCCCCGGAAAGGATGCGCACCGCTGACGCTCAGCACGTCATCACGGAACATCAGCGGCTGATTTACGCTCGTCCATCGCTTAATCAGGTTCTGGACATATACGCGGTACAGCGTGTCGGCATCGTTCGCTCCTTCGATTACGCCCGGTGCATGGGTTGAGCCATTTCGTTCAAACTGGCTGTACTTCATCCTGAGCAGGCTGCCCAGTTCGGTGCCATGAATGATAAAGAAGTCATCAATAAGCGTATCAATGCGCTCATCCGTGATGCCCTCATGACAGAATACGTAAGCGTTAGCCTTGCGCCCGATCACGTCGGCCAGCACCGGCAGCTGCTTTTCCTTTTCGGCAATCAGCCCGGCAAGGTCAGATGCCGTTTCCTGCTGCTCCAGATACTCCGCGCGCAGCGTCTTCATCTCCGGCGTGACGCTGCCGCCATTCTGTCCCAGCAGTTCACGGAAGCGTGCCCGGTTGTCCCGGCTTGCCTGCTCCATTTCGGCCTTACGCTGGCGCAGCCCGCTGAGGTTCTCAGCGGCAGCGTTCTCGGCCCGTCTTGCCTCCAGCCAGGCCAGCATCTTTGTATTGAGGTCTTCGATACGCAGCCGCCATTCAGAGGACAGCCCCTTTACCAGCTCGGTCGTGTGGCTGATAACGTCGGCCTCGGGTAACCGCAGGAGCCAACCAGCCTCCCTAAGTGGCCGCTGTGCTCTGGCCTGCGCCGTACCGATACGGTTGCCGGCGGCCTGAATCTGTTCGTCGGTCATCTGCTGCTGTGTCATGCTGTTTTTCCTCTCTGTCAGGGCTGTGCGTGGCGGTCTTTGCGGGCGCTGGCTGAACCATAGCGGCCCAGCGTCTGCGGCTGACGAACCGGCGTGTCATTCTGCGGTTCCGGCTCTGCCGCTGCGGGCCTGTGCGGCTTCATGATGATTTTCTCGACGCTCTCCAGCGCGGTGAACGTGCAGGAGCAGTCGAGGTTCTGGCACTGGTACCAGGTACGCTTTACGGAGGGCGTAGGCCACCTGACCACATTCGGGACATTTCAGTGCCATCTCGTTTCCTGTCGGCTGGTTTCAGTAAGTCAATTGTGCCGGGTCGGGCACAGCGGCTTCTACCGGAGGGCGTTGTATGACGGGCCAGACAAAAGCATTACTTCTGGCGAGCCAGGGAAAGGTCTCACTGAAGCCTGTTATCAGCTTTCAGTTTTATATAAATCCTTCACTATTCTTCACCAGAGAGAAAAAAATCGTAAATACAGTTAATTAAGAGGTGAAGAGTAAAAAAGTAATCCTTCACCCTCTGTTCACCATCGTTCATCAGCAGGATTTTGGCCTTATTAATTCTTTAGAACGATTGGTTTTAAAGGCTTTCTTATATTGGACCTAAAATTATTGGATAAAACCTTATCAGTACTTTTTGGTGCAGTCTGGTACTATTCACGTACACGCATTTTTTGTGTGGTTTTTATGTGTCCGGTCAGGCAGATTTCTGTTGTTGTCACCGGCAAAAATATTCGCAAAATAAAGAGCTACCCGATGCCGTACACATCTGTGCGGCGCTTAAAGGACACATAAGAGGTAGCTCATGCACACGACTTCAAACGCTCATTCATCCGCCCCGACGGCCCCTGTCATGCCGGTTTCATTCCCGGCCCAGGAGCGGTTTATGCGCCTTCCGGAAGTGATCCACGTCTGCGGCCTGTCACGCTCAACCATTTACGACCTCATCAGCCGCAGTGCTTTCCCAACACAGGTGTCGCTTGGCGGCAAGAACGTAGCGTGGCTTGCCAGCGAAGTCAGCGCCTGGATGAATGCACGCATAGCTGCACGCGGTCAGGAACGCGCAGCATGATTTTCACCAACTGTTGAGATTTACCGTCATGCTGCATTTTCCTTTGTTCCCCGGCTTGCGCGCCGGGGCCATTCCCTGGTACAGTCTTTCTGCTGTCGCAAAATCGGCAGCCGGGCGTAGGAACCCGAGTTACTTCAAGGCGACACCAGACGCGCCATGCGTCTTTTTTTGTGTCTTTGCCTCTGTGCACCCGTTACTCGGGCAACGGTTCTGTATCCGTTGTGCTGTCTGTGTAATGGTGGCCCGGGCGGGGCAGCCTTCGGGCTGGCCGGTTTCCTTGAAGGCCGGTATTCCTACCCCCGTTCGGGTCACCACCAGTGAGCGTAGGAACTCCGGTGGTGGCGATAACCGCTACTTCAGGGAGACTGCCATCATGGCTACCGTCCTTAATTCCCCATACCCTCAGTTTGTTTTCGTCTTTGCCGCCGTGCGCCGTACCGAGCGCCAGCAGCGTATCCACATGCTCCGCACCGTTGCCGTTGACGAACACGCCGCCCGCCTGACTCTGGCCCGCGATTACATACTGTCCCTTGCTGCCCGCCTGCCGGTCCGGGAGGTGTGCGCATGACTCACGCCACCATTTCCCACGCCGACCTGTTACGCCTTGAGCACCTTCGCAACGCCGGACGTTTTATCAGCGACATGACCCTGCTTCAGGAGTGCCACGAGCAGCCACCGGCCACACAGCAGGCGCAGCTGAACTCGCTAATTTTCCTCATCACCGAACAGCTGGATGGGGTAGTTAACCGCTGTCAGGACGGCTGGATGAACGGGGAGGTTAAGCCATGAGCGTGCGTAACCTTTCAACTGAGCTGCGGTCCGCACTGTCCCGCCGCGCGGTGGCCTGCGCCTGGCTGACCGTCTGCCGCGAGCAGAAGCGCTATCCCGGCCTGACGCTGGCGCGCCTTGAACACGCCATTGAAACCGAGCTGGAGGGCTTCTATCTGCGCCAGCACGGACGCCTGCGCGGTCAGGAAATTGCCTGCGCGCTGCTCGACGACCTGCTGGCCGCCGGGCCGCTGAAGTCGGTTCCATGCCTGAGCTTTCTGGGACAGGTGGTGATGGATGAACTTTGCGGGCGCCTGAAAGACGCGCCGGTGCTGCACTAGGGGAGAACACAATAATGAAAATGACCGTATCAGACGCGGCAAAGGCCGCGCGGGGCCAGTGGCCCCGCATCCTGCCCGCACTGGGCGTGAAGGTTGTGAAGAACCGCCATACCTCCTGCCCGGTATGCGGCGGAACCGACCGCTTCCGCTTTGACGACCAGGAGGGACGCGGCACGTGGATTTGTAATCAGTGCGGTGCCGGTGACGGCATGGACCTGGTGAAAAAGGCCCTCTCACTGAGCCTGACCGAAGCCGCTGCGCGGGTAAGCGGCCTGACCGGCAGCCTGCCACCGATGGACAGCACGCCTGTCGCCAGCGCGGGCGAAGATAACGAAGCCGCCCGCGCCGCCGCCATGAAGCAGGCCCGGCAGCTGGTCAGCACCGCGCAGCAGGCAACCGGCAACGCCTACCTTTCCCGTAAGGGCTGGCCGGAGCAGTCCTGCCTGACGCTGGCGAAGCCGCAGAAAGTCGCGCTCACGGCCTATCGTGCCGGTGATTTGCTTGTCCCCCTGCACGATACGGCCGGCCAACTGGTGAACGTGCAGCTGATTAACGCAGCGGGCGAGAAGCGCACGCTGAAGGGCGGCCAGGTAAAAGGCGCATGCCACATTCTCAGCACCGGCAAACCGGCAGCGCGCATCTGGCTGACGGAGGGCTACGCCACCGGCCTGACGGTGCACAACCTGACCGGGGATGAGGTATGGATTGCCCTGTCGTCCGTTAACCTCCTTTCTCTGGCTGGCCTTGCCCGTGAGAAGCACGCCACGCTGCCGCTGCTGATTGCCGCCGACCGCGACCTGAACGGCGACGGCCAGGCTAAAGCAAAGCAGGCCGCCGAAGCCAGCCGTGCAGCCGTGCCCCTGCCGCCGGTGTTCGGCGACTGGAATGACGCTTTCATGCAGCACGGTGAGGAAAGCACCCGGCGTGCGCTGGCCGAAGCCGCCACGCCGCCCGCCGCCAGTCCGTTCGACGTAATGAGCGAGGCGGAATTTTCAGCCATGAGCGCCAGTGAAAAGGCGGAGCGGGTTGCGGAGCACTACCGCAGCGCGCTGGCCGTGGACGCCAGCGGAGAAATTCTGTCCCGCTACTGCTCCGGCGCGTGGAAGGTGATTTCCGGGAAGCAGTTTGAGCGGGACGTGGCGAAGCTGTTCCAGCGCCTGCGCGCGCCGTTTTCGGCGGGCAAGATTTCGGGCGTGGTGGAGACGCTGAAGCTGATGCTGCCACAGCAGGCCGACCCGGCGCGCCGCCTGATTGGCTTCCGTAACGGCGTGCTGGACACCCGCACCGGCGGCTTTACCCCGCACAGTAAAGACTTCTGGCTGCGCACGGTCAGCGAGGTGGACTACACAAAGCCCGTTCAGGGTGAAACGCTGGCAGACCACGCGCCGCACTTCTGGCAGTGGCTCGACCGCGCCGCCGGACGTGACCCGGCCAAACGTGACATCATTCTGGCCGCGCTGTTTATGGTGCTGGCGAACCGCTATGACTGGCAGCTGTTTCTGGAGGTCACCGGCCCCGGCGGCAGCGGTAAAAGCATCATGGCGGAAATCGCCACTATGCTGGCAGGAACGGACAACACGACCTCCGCCACCATTGAAACGCTGGAGTCATCGCGCGAACGCGCGGCGGTGATTGGCTATTCGCTGATTATCCTGCCCGACCAGGAAAAATGGAGCGGCGACGGCGCGGGCATCAAGGCCATCACCGGCGGCGATGCGGTATCCGTGGATCCGAAGTACCGTGACGCCTACTCAACGCACATTCCGGCGGTGATTCTGGCAGTGAACAACAACCCGATGCGCTTCACCGACCGCAGCGGGGGCGTGTCGCGCCGCCGGGTGATCCTGCACTTCCCGGAGATCATCCCGGCAGACGAGCGCGACCCGCAGCTGAAGGAAAAAATCAGCGGTGAGCTGGCCATTATCGTGCGCCAGCTGATGCAGCAGTTCAGCCAGCCGCAGCAGGCCCGGTCGCTGCTTCAGTCGCAGCAGAACTCCGACGAGGCGATGCGCATCAAGCGCGATGCGGACCCGATGGTGGACTTCTGCGGCTACCTGTTCACGACACCGGAGCCAAACGCGCTTTACATGGGGAACGCCAGCATCAGGCCGCTTCAGCCCAGGCGTTATCTCTATCACGCCTATCTGGCCTATATGGAGGCCAACGGCTACAAGAATCCGCTCAGCATGAAGATGTTTGGCCTGTCGCTGGAAAGCATCATGCGGGAATACGGACAGCACTATATGAAGCGCCGGACAAAGCTGGGGGTGCAGACGAATCTTGACCTGACGGAAGAAAGCAGCACCGACTGGCTACCGAAGTGCGACGATCCGACAGCAGCATGACTATCAGAACCGGCGACAGCCGGTTTTTTTATGCATAAACTTCACCAGTGATGAATGATATCCTTCACCCTACACCTATCATTCATCAAGTAATTCACTGATATATATCAATAAAAATGGAAGGTGAATAGTGTGCAGAGTTTTATGTAAATTCTTTTTCTTAGCTCATTCCCTTTTTCATCAAGCGAAGAATGTAATTATTCCGTTAAGTGCCACAAGCGGACACTGTTTAACCTCATCTTATGTGCAACAAACTAAGAGCTTCCCAATGAACTATTTCTTGGATCAAGTAATAAAAAAAGAAAGCATGATTTTTATATATGACCTGAAATTTAGGGTACCTTGATTATGCTTTAGATGCTAATAATCTTAATTGGCCAGGGCTGCACTAGCCCTGGTCAAAGATTTTCCTTACTAACTAAAATTATTTTAAATTATTAGCACCATAATATGGGTAATTGATGAAAATCATCTCTTTCAAAGTTTAAGACCCACCAATTCTTATATTTTATTTCTTAATTCCTGGTAGCACCCTTGGCAAAACATTAATTGGATTTTCGGAGGTAGATATTTCGAAGGGGAAGTTTTCACGTTTGAACAACGGTGAGAGAAAATCCACTTCAATCTTAATTTGTTGCTCATTAGATTTATTGGATAGTTTGAAGACTGTTGCGTCATTTCCAATTGTAGATCTAGCCAATACCTCAAGCTCTTTGTCGCTACTGTTAAATTTCATACCTATCATTACTGGTATCAAAATGGCACCGAGTTTCATACGAAGGAGTTGGTCTTCATCGACAATCTGATTTGGAGCGGCATAATGTAAGGCAGCATAAATATCATTGTAACTTGCTTCAAGTTCGTGCTTTTCTCTAGCATCGAACCCAGCTGATTCTAATGCTGCACGATCTGGCTTTCCTGTTCCAATCTCTGCTGGCACACTGTAATAATTTTCGATTGCTCCCCGACGTAAAAAAAAGCATCCAACATTTTCTAATGAACTCAAGAGCACATTGTATTTTTTGCAAAGTCTTTCAGCACGGGAAGATGTTTCTGTACCAAAACTTTTTGGATTACTAAGAATACGAGCTAACGTAACGCGACGTTTGGTATCTGCTCTAGAATCTTTACTTGACCAATCAGGGTAATCATTAGCTGCGATATCGATTTCAGCCTTAAAGTCAGCAATGAAACTTGTAATTTCTCCTCTCAAATCTCTGTCAAGATCAGCGAGATTTGTTCGCCCGACTTCATCTGCAATAGCCATAGCTTCTGGTAATTCGCTAAAATAATTAACTAAATCATTCTCGTCAGCCAAAGCGTCAAGATCTGCCAGCAAACTTACTTGTTTGTTCATCAAGCGAAAAAGCTTAGCAGCTTCTATAAATTCGCCCTTTCCAGTAACTGGAAGTATCTGAGCGTTACGCGCAAGTAGACGGAGACCAAACTTTCTTGCCAATTGTGTTACAATTATTTCGTCACTAGGTCCTTCGACCAGTAATACATGCTCAGCGAACATTGCTGTTCGATGGGTAGCGCTAAGGCGTGCTATCAATGCGGTCAGTTTTCTACTTTTCAGAATTTCTGAATTGCTTTCGATCTGAGCTGGAATCCGCTGTGCCGAGTTGAAAAATATTATTTTTGATAATTCCTCAATTCGCCGAAGCGGTAACATTGAAGGTGAATGAGTTGCTATGATAATTAATTTTTTCGTTGGATCACTAGGCTCTCCTGCTACCAATTCCATTTCTTCGAGTAGAAATGCTTGATGCTGTGGGTGGAGTGAGATTTCTGGCTCATCGATTATTAATGTGCCGATCTCGTCGTTATGAATTGCAGAAAGTAACGCGACAACCTGGAGAATTCCACTTGCTTCGTGATTAGCTGGATAGCCCTCGCCACCAGTGACTGATGTCATCCTAATAGTCATTCCGTGCTGAGACCACTTTAGCTCAACACTTCTGTCAAACAATTGCTGTAAGCGCGCTTCAATCTTTAGCTTGAGATCAGGTCGCCGATCTAAGATCATTAAGTCCCCAGTGACACTTTCAAAATTCCACCATTGATCCATGTAACCTATCTGTCCAACTGCAGCATCGCTAGTATCGACACCATGAGGAGAATGTGAACTAGACCTATAAGATTCTAATGGGCTACTACGTCCTGCCGAGAGAAAATGTACTTTTCTATTTTGAGCATTTAATAGATTTTCTCTCATTAACTTAGATTTTATTGCGCGTAGTGCTCGGGTTTTTCCACTACCATTCGGGCCAACCAACACTGTAATTCCAGGACCGACTTGTATTGTCGCAATTGTATGTAGATTATCGACCAGAGGATATTCAACACTGATAGGCCACGTAATTTCTTCATCTGTATTATTTAAAATCATTTAAATTCCTTAGGATATTATTTTGTAATAACTCGAAGCCTTAGCATACTAAAATTAAATTGAATTATCATAACGATTTTGAATAAACGAAAAAGCTTTGAAGGCAGATGCCCGCTTCTCGCTCATCGCGGAAATATCTTAACTTTAACCCACTTCTTTTATACAATGAAAGCAACTGCTTAAGATAAAATTACACATTTTCAGCAATTTAGCTTCAAAATTCACTTTTAGAAATATTAGATACACATTGGGTTAGCAATCTTGATGTGGGGAAGTACGCTTTGTCCTCCTCCATAATGAGCTTTAATCAAAGCAATTGGTATACGTATTGGTATATGCTCGCGAATAGAAATCAATATTATGCATAATTTTCATATAGATAAATTAAAAAATCAGACTCCGCCAGCTCCACCAAAATTCTTGGATGATGGTTACCAGAACCATCATCGAAGTCCTGAAAGCCCGCAAGGTGAAAGCTTTGCGGGTTTTTTTGTGTCCATAGCAGTCCACTGAGAGTGGCTAGAA